CCATCAAAAGACTAAGCAAGACATGCATGGATTTTGGAAAGAGATAGGAGGACAGGATGGCGAAAATTGCCGATGTGCAGGAAGTAAGCCTCGAGAAGCTAAGACCGTATGAGCGAAATGCGAAAAAACACGGCGCGGGGCAGATTGAAAAACTGAAAGCGTCGATTATGGAGTTCGGGTTTCTGACTCCGTGCCTGATTGACAGCGAATATAACCTTATAGCCGGTCACGGTCGCGTCATGGCTGCAAAGGAACTCGGCATCGAAACGGTGCCGTGTGTTTTCATTGAGGGGCTGACCGATGCACAGCGAAAGGCGTACATCCTCGCAGATAACCGCTTATCGGAACTTGGCGAATGGGATATGGAGCTCGTTATGGGCGAGCTTGCGGAACTTGACGACCTCGGGTTCGACATCGAGCTGACGGGGTTCGAGATGCCGGAGGAACTTCTGGAAGTTATCGAGGACGATTTTGATGAGAGTGCAATTCCTGACGAGCCAAGAACGAAGATGGGCGACTTATGGCAGCTTGGCGAGCACCGCCTTATTTGCGGAGACAGCACCGATGTAAATGTTATTGATAGGCTTATGGATGGGGGAAAGGCTGATATGGTCATGACAGACCCTCCCTATGGCATAAACGCTGAAAAAATGACAATGGGAAGTGGTGCAAAAGAATTTTATCGTGGAAAAGACTGGGATTCTGAAAGACCAGATATATCCATTGCGTTCACATTGGCAGACAATATCTGCATATGGGGAGGAAATTATTTTACAGATGTATTGCCGATTTCAAATGATTGGCTTGTATGGCATAAAAAGAATGACGGACTATCATTCAGCGAGTGTGAATTGGCATGGACGAACTTTGGCAGAAATGTAAGGCACATATCACACCATTGGGGAAACGAGAAAAAGCTTCATGTGACAATGAAGCCTGTTGAAGTAATAGCGTGGGCAATTCAGCAAGCGAAGGAAAGGGCAGAAGTTATTGTTGACCTTTTCGGCGGCAGTGGTAGCACACTAATAGCCTGTGAACAGTTAAACAGAAAATGCTATATGTGTGAGCTTGATGAGCATTATTGCGATGTAATAATAAGCCGTTGGGAAACCTTAACGGGTAGAGAGGCGGTGCTGATAAATGGCTAAAAAGACATTACAAGAACAAGCCAACGAGATACTTCAGCAAGCCGAAAAGCGTGGCGTATCGTCAAACTTCTTTTTTGTGACTACGTTCAAGCGTTATCAGGTACAGATGAAGATACTTTCTGATCTTGAGGGAGCGATCAACGAGTACGGTGCGACAGTAACAAAGGAATACGTCAAAGGCAGACAGAACCTTGTTGCGAACCCGGCCATCACCGAGTACAACAAGACGGCAACGGCTGCGAACGGCACCGTGTCAACTTTGATAAATATAATCAAGACGTTATCCAACGAGGACGAGGGCGCAGGCAAACTCGCGAGCCTGATGGAGATGATCTCGGATGAGTGATAATCCGATTTATGCGTATTATCAGCAGATTCAGGACGGGACGGTCAACGTCTGCAAGTGGACGCGCCTGATTTACGAAAGAATCATACAAGGGCTCGAGAACGGGCTCTATTTTTATAACCATAAAAAGACAAAGGCAGCGATCCTCTTCATTGAGCAGTTCTGCCATCACCATGAAGGGCATCTCGCACCGGGGCGGGTAAAACTCGAGCTGTGGCAGAAGGCAACGCTCGCGGTGATATTCGGAATAATGGACGCAGACGGACTACGACAGTTCCGAGAGGTGTTCCTTATAGTTGCAAGGAAAAACGGTAAGACGCTGTTTGCTGCGGCCATCGCGGAATATTGCACGTTCCTCGATGGCGAGTACGGCGGGCGCATATATTTTGCAGCACCGAAGCTCGAACAGGCTGCGCTGTGTTTTGAGGCATATCATCAAATGATACTGCAGGAGCCGGAGCTTGATGCGATGGCTCAAAAGAGGCGCACGGACATATACATCGCACAGAACAACACGACAGCAAAACCGCTCGCGTTTAGTGCGAAGAAGTCCGACGGTCTGAATATCTCGCTTGCGATCGCGGACGAGATAGCCTCGTGGCAGGGCGATCAGGGCCTAAAGTTCTACGAGGTCATCAAGTCATCGTTCGGAGCGAGGAGGCAACCGCTCCTGTTAGCGATGAGCACGGCGGGTTATGTGAATGACGGGATCTTTGATGAGCTAATGAAGAGGTCGACGCGGTTTCTGCTGGGTGAATCAAAAGAGACAAGGCTGCTCCCGATACTCTACATGATAGACGACGTCGACAAGTGGAACGATATCAACGAGCTCAGGAAGGCAAATCCAAACCTCGGCGTGTCTGTCTCGGTCGATTATATGCTCGAAGAGATCGCCATCGCAGAAGGTTCGCTCTCCAAGAAGGCGGAGTTCCTTTGCAAGTACTGCAACATCAAGCAGAACAGTTCGCTTGCGTGGCTGCCGGCTCAGGCAATCAACGCGATTAGCGGCAAAGCGATAGACCTTGAAGCCATGCGAGGCTGTTATTGCGTAGCTGGAATCGACCTCTCGCAAACTACAGACCTGACGGCAGCCGTTGCAGTAATCGAGAAGGACGGACGTCTGAACGTAGTTGCTCACTTCTGGATGCCATCGGAACGCATCGAGCAACGGATCGCGGAGGACGGTGTTCCTTACTGGGAATATGTGAAGCGCGGATTTCTGTCTCTGAGTGGCGAGAACTTCGTCAACTATGCCGATGTGTTCAACTGGATGACTCAGCTGATCAGCGAGCACGAGATCTATCCACTGAAAGTCGGGTACGACCGATATAGTTCGCAGTATTTGGTGAAGGATCTCGAAGGTGCCGGGTTCCAGTGTGACGATGTTTATCAAGGTGACAACCTATGGCCTGTACTCCAAGAGATGGAGGGACTGATCAAGGATGGACGCGTCTACATCGGCGACAACGACCTGTTGAAGTCGCACCTGTTGAACGCGGCGATAAAAATGAGCATTGAACGAGGCAGAGGACGCCTCATCAAAATAAATCAGAGAGCGCGAATTGACGGAGTCGCAGCTCTCGCAGATGCGATGACAGTCCGTCAGAAGTGGTATTCGGAAATAGGGTACCAGTTACAAAACGAGGAGTAATTTTATGTCGTTATTCGATAAAATCTTCCGTCCCGCTGAGGCCGAGAAATCAGACGAAGCGATTCGCAAAGCCCGCTCACTGTTTCAGACTCTCACAGCATATCAGCCCGTGTTCACTAACTGGGGCGGTGCTGTTTACGAGTCGGAAATCGTCAGGGCGGCAATCGACGCAAGAGCGAGGCACATTTCCAAACTGAAAGTCGAAGTGAACGGAACCGCAAACCCATCGCTTCAGGCGAAACTGCGACTCGGGCCGAACCAGTGGCAGACGTGGTCGCAATTCCTTTACAGAGTGAGCACGATCCTCGATGTGAATAACACGGCTTTCATCGTCCCTGTATTCGATGAACGGATGATCATCACGGGGGTATATCCGGTACTTCCGGCTTCGTGCACACTGGTCGAATATGACGATGAGATCTGGTTGAGGTATCAGTTTTCAAGCGGACAATATGCAGCGGTCGAGTTCCGCAAGTGTGCGGTGCTGACAAAACATCAATACCGCGATGATTTCTTTGGAGACTCAAACAGAGCGCTCCGTGAAACGATGCAGCTGATCCACATACAGAATCAGGGAATCGAGGAAGGCGTGAAGAACGCGGCGACCTTCAGATTCATGGCGCAGCTTGCGAACTTCGCAAAGCCGGAAGATCTGGCGAAAGAGCGTGAGCGATTTACTGCGGAGAATCTGTCAAGCGATTCTGAGGCGGGCGGATTCCTGTTGTTTCCGAATACCTACAAGGACATCAAGCAGATCGACGTCAAACCGTACGCAATAGACGCCGACCAAATGCAGCAGATTCGCGAGAACGTTTTCAATTACTTCGGGGTGAACGAGGACGTGCTTCAGAACAAAGCGAAAGCGGAAGAGCTTGAGGGCTTCTTCGATGGATGTATCGAGCCGTTCGCGATTCAGTTCTCGGAGGCGCTGACAAAGATGCTGTTCAGCGAGAGGGAACGCGCGCAGGGCTCTTACGTTATGGCGAATGCGAACAGGCTCCAGTATATGAGCACATCGCAGAAGGTACAGATGGCAAAGGAACTCGGAGACAGAGGCGCGATCCTGATCGATGAGATAAGAGAACTTTTCAACTATGCTCCGCTTCCGAATGGAGCTGGGCAGGTCGCACCGATCAGAGGCGAATACAAGGCAACCGATGAGCTGGGAGGATCGGACGACGATACGGAGGGTTCCGATGAATAATTACACCGTTTATAAACATACGACACCGTCAGGCAAGGTTTATATCGGTATCACATCAAAAGACGTAAAAAAGCGTTGGCTAAACGGAAGGGGCTACGCAAGGAACGAACACTTCTGGAACGCGATTAAAAAATACGGATGGGACAACATCGAACATTCGATACTCGCGACAGGGCTCTCAAAGGCAGAGGCGTCAGAAGTCGAAAAAATGTATATCGCGTTATTCCGTTCACACGAGCCGAAACACGGCTACAACTTGACCGAGGGCGGGGAGACAGGAATTGTCCACACAATGGAATCAAGACGCAAACTGTCCGAATCAAGGCAAGGGCAACGCTACAACATCGGCGTGCCGTTCACAGAGGAACGTAAAAAACACTTAAGGGAAAACCATGCCGATGTAAGCGGCGAGAAAAATCCAATGTGGGGCAAGAAGAAGTCTGCTGAAGAAATCGCCCGCAGACAAAAACATCGCGAGTATGCGACTGGTTCAGAACATCCGAGCGCGAGACCGATTCTTCAACTTGATATGGACGGGAACATCGTAAAGCGTTGGGGATGCATAAAAGACGCGGCTGAATACTATTGCCGAACTTCGATAAAGGACTGTTTAAAAGGCAAGTACAAACAACACAGAGGATACCAATGGAGGTATGCGGATGAATACTAATCGCGAATATAGAACGATGGAGCTGAGACTGGCTCCGACAGAAAACGAAACAGAAGAGAAGAGTTATCTCGTTGAGGGATACGCTTCGACATTTGAACCGTATGTGCTTTTTACAAGCGACGGAACGGATTACTCCGAACGCATCGAGCCGACAGCCTTTGAGGGCGCGGATTTGTCCGATGTAGTTTTTAGAGTTGACCACGAAGGCCCAGTTTACGCTCGCACTTCTGCGGGGACGGTGGAACTGTGGACGGACGAACATGGGCTCGGTCAGAAAACCGATTTAGGTAGAACGCATAGGGCGAGGGAACTGTTTGCTGACATTGAAGCGGGCAACTATCCACAAATGTCCTTTGCTTTTACTGTTGCCGATGAACATTACGACAAGGCAACGCATACAAGGGTTATCGAGAGAATTGCGAAGGTATTCGACGTCAGTGCCGTGAGTTTTCCCGCTAATCCTACAACAGAGTTAGGCATAGCGACACGTGACTACTTCAACGGAGTGATTGAAGCAGAGAAAGCGGAGAGACTGGAGCGTGAAGCACTTGAACTCGAAAGAAGAAGAACAGAAACGAGAGCACGGGCTCTCAGAAAGGATTGAATCATGACCAAAGAAGAAATCATGAATCTTGGCTTTGAAGAGCTTGAAAGCAGAAAGTCGGCCATTGCTGAGGAAACGAAAGAGGCTGACAACGAACAGCTTGAGGCTCTCAATGCAGAACTTGACCTCATCGAAGAGAGAAGAATCGTTCTTGCAAATGAGGCCGAAGAATCACGCAAGGCAGCCGATGCAGTAGCAAAGGGTGCCGGCAAGAAAATCGAAGCACGAAAGGAAGAACACAAAATGACTGACATGGAAATCAGAAACAGCCATGAGTACATCGAAGCATATGCAAAGTATGTTAAGACTGGCAACGACAAAGAATGCAGAGCACTTTATAGCGACAACGTAGAGTCTCCGCTCGTAGG